ACAGATACAATCTCGAAAGACAGTATAACGATATGTTCGCAAAGGAAACAACAAACATATCTAAAGGAAAGCAATATATATCAGATATTCTTGAGGCTAGTGGAAATGTTTTGGCACTGGGAAGTTCTGCGTTAGCTGTTGCTTTGGCTATAAAGGAATTACGAAGTTGAGAGAGCCTCAACTCACTCCTAAATTTTATATAAAGCTCCAAAATAGTGTATAAAACGGAGTCACTTCTTCAAAGACCTAGCACCTAATATGGCTCCGCCAACGGCTATGGCGAAAGTGGCAACGCCGCTTGCTATTTTCAGCAGATGTTCTCTGAAATTTTGTTTACTGCGATCCAGTTCGGCAATTTTATCGGCAACGTCTACCATTTCTTCAATTATTTTTTGACGTTTTCTTTCTGTTAAAAAACGTTTATTTAATTGTTTGCTTAACTCGTTGAGTATTTGTTGATATGCGGCTATTGTCTGTTCATTGCCTTTTTCATCACGTTCAAGCAAATCATCGCATAATTTATACAGATTTACTATTATGTTATTTGAATAATCTTTGAAATTTGGAAATTGCTGAATGCAGGCTATCGCTGTTTCTTTGTCCATATCCGGAATAGATGAAACAAATTCGATCAATTGTTCTTTGGATACACTGCGAAAATCCGTAATACCAAGTTTATCTTTTACCTGTTCGGCTGTTAAAAGCTCTTTTGACATAATATGAACCTCCATAATATTTCAATTTCTTATATAATTATAACATAAAAGAAAACGAATTTCAAGAGAATTTAACAAGGAAATACAACAAAAGGGGTGAATCTTTAAATGTACGAACTCTACCATCACGGAATTCTTGGTCAGAAGTGGGGCAGAATGAACGGTCCGCCCTATCCTCTTGATTCTTCAGACCATTCTGTTTCTGAGAAAAAAGCCGGTTGGCAAAAATCCTTATCGGAAAATAAAAATTCATCGAAAGGGTTGACAAATACTACAAAAAAGAAGTATAATGTTGATATTGAGAAAGCTGAACAAAACGTTTCGAACTCCGAAGAATTAAAGAAACAGGCTCTTGAAAAATACTATAAATCTAAGAATACGTCATCAATTAAAGAGTTACAATCTGCTAACAAAAAAGCTCAATGGGCTAAAGAAGATTTAAAATCGGAAAAAATCAAGCAGAAGCTTAATGATGAAAAATCAAAATCGAATCGGCGTGTCAAACTGGAAAAGTACTATCAAGACAAAGGCATGAACGAGGAAGAAGCCGCCGTTGCTGCTTATAAAAGAGAAAAAACGGAGAAAATTTTAAAAGTCACTGCGGGGGTGGCGGTGACAGCTGCCGCCGCTTATGTTGCATATAAACATTATGATACAACAGTTGATAAATGGATAGATAGTGATTCGGTTTTATCAAGAATAGATACTGACGGATCAAAATCTGTTCACGATGCTTTTTATGCGGCTGTAAATAAATCAGATAAAACTAAATACTTAGGAATGTATGGGGATTCTCTGCAAAAAAGTGGGAAAACCGTTTATCAAAAAACAATACAAATTTCCAAATCCGGAGGATTGAAAGTTGTTTCTGAAAAGAATGCCACTAAGATTTTATCCGATCTTGTTAATAATGACCCCTCATATGCAAAATCGCTAAGTTCTCAACTGCAAAATTACGAAGCAAAAATGAATGTATTCAATTCTACTCCCAAACAGCAAAAAGCTGTAACCAAAGCCCGAAAGGCACTATCTAAGGGCGTTGTAAATTCTAAAGTTTACGAGGGAGTAAACCTTACGCTAACAGACCACAGTAGTAATGCCACTACAAAATTCTATGACGAATTAAGGAAAAATGGATATAGTGCAATACGAGATGTTAACGATAAAAAACTTAGCGGTTATATGTCAAAAAATCCGTTAATTGTGTTCGATTCTTCTAAAGTTACCGTCGATAGCGTTCGCAATGTCAAAAAAGAAGAAATCGCAAAAGCTAAAATCATTGGATATATGGACATTTCTGTAAAACAAATAGTTCCTCAACTTGCAGGAACGACGGCAGCTGGATTAGTCGTCGGTGCTACAACCAAATATTCCAAAACCAAAACCAATGACAAAATCGTCGCCGAATACAAAAAAGAGCATCCAAATACAACCTTATCATATAATGAAATAGTCAGAAACAATACATAGTTATTTGAAAGGAGATTGCTATGAAAATTGTTACTTATAAAATTCTTACACATATTCCGATTTTAGGTGGGGCAGTGAGAACCATTACAAATCCGTATTCTTTGACAGGGTCTTTAGAAAGAGAATCCGGAATGGCTGATGAAATAAGCAAGTTGGTAAAAGAGTATAAAAAATCTCACCCGGACGTTCAAGTAACTCGGCAACTTATCAATAAGCTATTAGCGGAACGAAAATAAGGAGTAAACTTCAAAATGGCATTATCAAACACCGCAGTTCCAAAATACTACGGCATGTTTCGAGATGCCGTAATTCATGGCGAAATTCCCGTCAATAAAGAAATCTCTATGGAGATGAATCGCATAGACGATCTCATTGCAAATCCGGGAGTATACTATGACGATAAAGCCGTTGAGGGTTGGATTGCTTTTTGTGAAAACGAACTTACTCTGACAGACGGATCCGACCTTAATTTGCTTGACAGTTTTAAACTCTGGGGAGAGCAGATATTTGGTTGGTACTATTTTGTGGAACGAAGTGTCTATGAGCCAAACACAAACGGACACGGCGGACGTTATGTCCGCAAAAGCATAAAGAAAAGATTGGTTAATAAGCAGTATCTCATCGTCGGACGAGGTGCTGCTAAATCTTTATATGATTCCTCCATTCAGGCATACTTTGAAAATGTCGATACTTCGACCACGCATCAAATTACTACGGCACCGACTATGAAACTTGCCGAAGAAGTTATGTCGCCTATCAGAACGGCTATAACTCGTGCGAGAGGACCTTTGTTTCAGTTTCTTACAGAAGGTTCTTTGCAAAACACAACCGGTTCTAAAGCTAATCGTGTAAAGCTTTCGCCAACAAAAAAAGGAATTGAAAATTTTCTCACGAACTCTCTACTCGAAATCCGACCTATGTCAATTAATAAATTGCAGGGACTGCGTTGCAAAGTTGCAACAGTAGATGAATGGCTTTCCGGGGACATTCGGGAGGACGTTATCGGTGCGATTGAACAGGGTGCGTCCAAGGTTGACGATTACCTCATTGTAGCTACGAGTTCGGAAGGAACTGTGAGAAACGGTGCAGGCGATACAATCAAAATGGAACTCATGGACATTCTCAAAGGAGAATACATTAATCCTCATGTTTCGATTTGGTGGTATAAGCTGGATTCAATTGACGAAGTCGCTGCCCCGGAGATGTGGATTAAAGCTCAGCCTAACATAGGCAAAACAGTAAGCTATGAAACCTATCAGCTTGACGTTGAGCGTGCGGAAAAAGCACCTGCCGCTCGAAATGATATTTTAGCGAAACGTTTCGGACTTCCGATGGAGGGTTATACTTACTACTTCACTTATGAAGAAACTTTGCCCCACCGCAAGCGTGATTTTTGGCAAATGCCATGTTCTCTGGGTGCTGATTTATCTCAAGGAGATGATTTCTGTGCTTTTACGTTTTTGTTTCCACTTAGCGGCGATGCATTTGGCATAAAAACAAGAAACTATATTTCGTCACGAACGCTCGATAAACTACCTGCAGCAATGCGTATAAAATACGAGCAATTCATGTCTGAGGGAAGTTTAATTGTTCTTGACGGAACGGTTCTTGATATAATGCAGGTTTACGAAGACCTTGACAATCACATTGCAAAAAGAGGTTACGATGTTCGCTGTTTTGGATATGACCCCTACAATGCAAAAGAGTTTGTAGAACGATGGGCAACCGAAAACGGTTCGTTCGGAATCGAAAAAGTTATTCAAGGTGCAAAAACGGAATCCGTACCATTAGGCGAATTGAAAAATTTAGCGGAAGACAGAAAGCTGCTATTTGACGAAGAACTTATGACATTCGCAATGGGAAATTGTATTACTCTTGAGGACACAAACGGAAACAGAAAGCTGTTTAAGAAACGATATGAACAGAAAATTGATGCCGTAGCCGCAATGTTAGACGCATATGTAGCTTTTAAGCTTAATCGTGATGCGTTTGAATAATTGACAACAAAAATAAAAGTTGTACAAAAGGAGTGAATCTTTAAATGTACGAACTATATCACCACGGTATCTTAGGTCAGAAGTGGGGTAAAAGAAATGGACCTCCCTATCCACTTGGTTCTTCTAAACATTCTGTTTCAGAAAAGGAACAATTTAAATATGCAAAACAAACCAATAAGGCTATTAAAATCAACTCTGATGGCTCAAAAACAATACCATCCGGTTTTACTTTTAATAGAATAGGTAAAGACACCTTGGATATAAACAAATCCGGAACATTATACGTTAGCTATGGAACGGATGATGCTGCTCGTTATGTAAAATCGTTGGGTTCCACGTTAACAGGTAAATTAACCGGAAACTATGGAAATTACATTCAACATATTTATGCAAAAAAAGACTTGAAGATGCCTTCGGATTCTGAA